AGACGCATCATCTCGCCGTCTGGGGTGCTCTTATGCACACCAAGTTTCTCGTAGAAGCTAGCGTTTGAACTGCATAGTGATATGGTTTGCCAAGTCTGGTCATTGAGGCGTAGCTCATTTGTTTGAGACTTAGAACGGTCTGCACCACGTCCTTGAGACATGCTATAGGCTAGGTTTGAGAACTCTTCAGGCTTCAGGTTAGTAATCTCGTCAATAGTGAACGGTAGGTTATTCATCAAGCCCAAGCGAATCATCTTGGCTGCGTGCGTGTCTTTCCAAATAGCAGTTAGCTTGTCAGGGTGTCCGTACACACTGTTGCACATATACAACGCTGTTGACTTACCTGTACCTGAGTCTTTGTGAATCACGTTAATGATTGCACCTTTATGACCAGTAAGCATTAGTAGCGGAGCACCGAATGCCGTCAAAGCAGCAAATGCGTGCGGTTCTAGCCCAGGCTGACCGTATAGGTTAAACACTTCTTGCCACTTCTCCATTGAACCCATAGGCACGATGTAGTCGGCAATCTGTTTTGTTGCATGTGACGGTGGGCTATGGAATACACCATCTGCACTAACTTCTCTATCTCCAAGAATGAACTTGCTGTTTCTGTCTGCCCAACCGAATTGTTTTCTCATAATCTCTGCTTTCTTCTTGTATTGCAGTTCTTTAATTGATGCCATAACAAAGTTACCTAGCAACTCTGTCTGCTTCTTGTATCCAGCTACGCCATTAGCTGCTAGCGTCTCACGTAGCTTATCTTTTGACCCCACGTCAGCAAGCGGTATAACGAACTCTTTCACACCATCTAAAGGTAGGTGCAATCTCATTAATACAGTCTCACCAATTACAGGGTCTGGGTCACGCATACGCTTTACAACATATAGGTCGTGCTCGTATACGCAGATGGGTTCAGATTCATCTTCGCCACCTGGGGGTATTACGTAAATGCCACCGTTCTTCCCACGGAAATATGGGTGCGGGAACTTTGGCACTATGTATGTTACTGGCGCAGCCTCTTCTTCATTATCTGTACTTTGTACGTCAGGTCCTTCTTCAACAACAAAGTCTTCATCTTCCTCAGCCCTAACAACTTCTTTGCCCAGCACGATTGGGGATTTGATGCGCCCCTTCCAAGGACACCCGTCACATCCACCTGGATTGTTCTTCTCAAACGTAGCGCACGTCTGAGGGAACTGTGTGTGGAGCGCCTTCTTCTCAGTATCATCATAATCGTAGCCTTCATACTTCTCCGATATTTTATGGATTGCAGTGTCTCTATCTACACAATGTTGTGCAACCGAAAGAGCGTTAAACCACATCGGCTCTGATACAGACTCTTGATTGTTGTACTGATACAGCAGCTGGGCGCACCCGTCTCCGTTTGCACTACGTATCATAATCTTGCTGAACCGAGATACTGTGTTAGCCATCATAGCTTTTTGTAGCTCAGATAGCTCACGCTTGGGTTGCTCTACTACTTCTTTAACACCCAGAATGTCCTTAAGCTCGAGCGCATCGTAGTCAGGAGAATCGGATATAACCTCTACTGCCTTAGGTGGAACATCTTTAAAGTTGTATGTACCTGGGACTCTAAGCACACGAGCAGCTTCAAAAACACTGCTATCTACATAAAGGTCATGGGTTAAGCACAGTTCATTGAGTCTAGAGGCAAAAGGTTCCCATTCAGAACGCTCTAGTGGTGCTGTTAAAGGCCAGTATACATGGATTCCTCGGCCTGAACTAACGATTAATGGCTTTGGTAAACCAATCGTTTTGCAGAATCTTTGCAACTCTTGAAGGGCTGTTGCTTGGTCTATGTAGCCGTCAGGACGACCTGTCTTTTGATTGACCTTGGCTTTAGTCGGACCACAGTCTAAGTCAATCCATAGGGCTTTTATGTTGAGTACGTTTTCTTTCTTGCGGAACTCTTTAGGTTTTTTCTCCGCATACTTTGCTACCCCGAAGTAAACATCCCACTGGTTAGCAACGTACTTGTTAGTTAGCTCGTCAAACTCTTCTCTTGTTGCAACAATCTGCTGGTCAGCATAGCGACCATTGTTCAGACCCAATATCACGTACCAGCCGTCAGCTGATTGCACTCTTGATAATAGGTCGATGTTTGTCATTCTTATCTCTTCGTTGGGGGCAAAAAGGGGGGACTGCTCCCCCCTGCCGTTAGGCATAGCCCGTTATTTTAAAGTTTTGATTAAGTCTTTAATACTGTCAGTTAGCTGAGGCTTTGGGTCATATGCACCTATGAACCAGTTGTAAACAGTCTGTCTGCTTACGCCTAAGTAAACTGCAATGTTTGCTACTGAAACGCCTAACTTAATGCACTTCTTACCAAGTTTAACCCCAAGGCGGGTTTGGTCCGCCTCTTGGTTAGCTAGCACAATATTTAAGCTATACCTATTGTTCATGCTTAGTTATCGCTCCAAGCACTTACAACATCAGCCAAGTTCTGCTTAGGTGCACTAGCAGTAGGTTCAGCTTTCTTAGCCGCACGTTTGACTGGTTCTTCAACTTCTTCAGCTTCTACCGCAGCAGGTGCTGGCTTAGCTGCTTGTGGCAACTTTTTAACGCCGTCTTGCTGGGCTACAGTCAACTGTACTACTGACTTAGCTTCACCTGTAGATTGTGCTGCCTCAACAACATCAATCTCTTCATCAGTTAAATGACGCACTGGTGTGAAGTTAACTACGTCGGCAGTCTCATTCTCATCAAATGCAATCTGTGTAACGATGCGGTCAATGCTTTCACCATTAGCTGGCAAGAACTTAAGATAGCTCTCGAATGGATGCGTATTACCTACACCTTTACCGAACAATGACTTAGATGGGATGTTGAACTGGTAAATGTCACCACTCATATCGCCTTCTAGCAATAACGCTACACGACGTTGGAAACGACATGCACGACCCTTACCACCTTGACCTGAACCATCTACGTTTTGTGGGCATGTAGCACATGCAGAACCTTGTGCGTTAGATGCTTTTGCATCAGGCACATCACCTAGATTAGACCAGCAATCAGGTAGTGTTGGCTCGCCATTTGGGTCATACGGTTTAGCGTAGAACTGACGAGATACTTTTGGTAACGCATTAATAATGATTACGTTGATGCTGCCAGCTACTTTATTACCAGCTTGTTCGCCACCAACCATACGGGAGAACTTACCCTTATTCATTGTGATACGACGACTGTTGTTGGTGTTTGTTGCTAGTGACTTGGCTAACTCTGACATGCCCTCAGCACGTGAAGATGTTACTGCTCCGCCTTGTTTGAAAATAGAAATGTTGCTCATTACTTGCTCCTTCTAACGACCACGGTATATTTACTGTCAGCCTGCAACCCAGCAGGTAACAAATCTGGATTCTCTTCAAGAAACTGTCGCATGTTTGTTTGATGCAACCGCTTCTCTAGCAGAGGAAACGCATCATGTTCTTCAATGAACTGATACATAGAATCCCAATCAGTCGTCCAGTACCGTGTATCAACTTTACGAATGATTGTCCCTGCTGGGGTTTTGATGCTATCAGCACCTTGCTCATGGCATAGTGCTAGCATTTGTTCCGCTAATAAGTCTTGTTGTGCTTTAAGTTCGTTGTCTTGCTCTTCAAACTTTTCTTTAAGCTCAGCACGCTTGTCACGAATCTTGATGTAAATCTCTGCCAGTTTATCTGACGATATAACTTCACTCATTGTTAGCTCCTTCTCTTCTTGAAACTTAATAATACTACTTACTTTGACTTTGTCAAGCTATATTTTCAATTTCGTGCTTGTACAAGTCAATTATTTTTTCGTGGTTATTGATGTTATTTTGTAACATCTTGTACAGCCTAGCCTCTACCTCACTGCCAGTAATATGTACAACAGTCATAGGGTTCTTTTGCCCTGGTCTGTTAATACGTGCATTAGCTTGCAAGTAAGTTTCTACGCTGGTCACGGGAGCATACCAGACCACTACGTTAGCAGCAGTTAGTGTTAACCCGTGTGATGCAGCTTGAGGTTGTATGATGAGCACTCGCACATTATCAGTATCTTGAAAGTCTTGAATGATTGTGTGCCTGCGGTTGACAGGTACTTGCCCGTTGATAACGTCACACGAAATGCCAGCCTTAGTTAGGTGAGCACGTAGTAGTTCTATCGTATGAGTAAATGGGACGAACACTAGCACCTTATGAGAAGCTTCCTCAATAACTTCTTCAATAACATTCAAGCGGTTGCTGACGTCAAATTCAATGACTTCCCCGTTGTCCGAGTACACAGCACCACCTGAAATCTGTAGTAACTTGTTGATATTAGTAGCTGCGTTAACTGCGGAGATACTTTCTCCTGCTGCGTTAATCACCATCTGCTTCTTAAGCATTTTGTAAAACTTGCTTTGTTGTGCAGTTAGTGGTGCATCTCTTTCAACAAAAGTTAAATCTGGTAAATCTAAACACTGACTCTTCTCAAACCTGATAGCAGGTTGTAACACTTTATGTACGGTTTCTTGTGCGTCAGCTTTTGGTAGCCAACGATACATGCCAACTTTGTACATCACTCTATCTCTAAACTCACCAAAGAATTTAGGTGTATTGATTGGGTTAATTATCTTAGCTAGACCGAACGCATCAACAGGCGATTGTGCTGCTGGAGTACCAGTAAGCATCCAAATACCTTTTGAGGTTGCAACTACGTCACGCAATGTTTTCCATCGGGTTGTCTGTGCGTTCTTATAAGCACTAGCCTCGTCCACTACAATGAGGTCGAAGCCCCCGTTCATAATTTCTTGTTTTACAATTTCTACGCCATCAAAGTTAATGATGACGAACTCAGCATCGCTACTCACGATCTGTTTGCGTTTCTTGGCCGTCCCATACGCAACCGCAACGGTGCGGTGCATAGAGAACTTGAACAAGTCGGCTTGCCATGATGCCTTCATAATCGACAGAGGACAGATCACAAGCACTCGGCGAACCAAGCCGAGGTTCATCAGGTAGTCGACGGACCAAATCACTGATGCTGTTTTCCCAGTGCCTTGCTCGTTAAAGCAAAACGCCTTGCGGTTACCAATTAAAAACTCTGCTGTTTGCTTCTGATGCTCGAACGGGTTGAACCCCAACGGACGGGGGTAGTCATACTCTGATAAGTTCATTTTTTCTTTCGTTCTTTTTTGCTGACTTCTGATACTAGGTTGTGCTTGGAATCACGCTTG